CCATTAATAGGTACTTGTTTAAAATTATGATTAGCAGGAATAACATTTTCAATATGTCTTGTTGTATTAGTTTTTTTATCACGTATTAATACATTAAGTGAAAAGTGTTTTTCTGGTATTTTCCAAGCTTGGTTGTATGAGTAAACTTCTGCTACATGTACATCTAAACCATCAGACATTTTTATTCTCCGTTTCTATTTTATTAGTAACAGTTTCAACTCGCTGACGTAATGCTTCAATTGCAGTTGTATCAATTTGATCTAATTCATCTTCTAATTCTGATGTCAATGTAGATTCGGCAACTTTAAGTAGTTGTTGTTTTTCTTCTTCGCTTAATAAACTATCTGCACCTGATATAGTTTGTTTCGTAGAAATATAACGTTGAACAATAGCAGTTAATTTAACGAGGTGATCGTCATTCTTAACTGCTACGTCCAAGTATTCTTTTATTAAAGGTACAATTATTGTTGCATCCGATGCATTTTTTATTAAAGGTTGCAATTGAGCAATAAGTTGTCCTATTTGTCTATCTTTCTTTTTTGAATTATGATAAACGTCGGACATTAAATCTGCAAAACTAGTTCCTTTAAATAACTCATCATTTTTGTCCATTACATAAATCCTTTAATATAAATATCAAAAGGGCAGATTTATGAAGTTTGATTGTTCGTATTTTAAAAAATTATCATTGTATATTTGATTGAGTATTTTTACTACTCGAGTTACCGAACTAGTTTGTGATACATCCAATCCAGTTCGTTCTCTGATTAAAATATATAAACGCTTTTTATTGAAATCATCCATATTTTCTCTATTTTCAAAAATATGTAATATTGAATCAGCAACATGTATATCAGTTGAATTGGTAAAAATATAATTTATATTTGTATAACAATATTCAACATATGCATCCATAAAATATTTTAAAGTTTCACGCATTTCATCATTATGCAATTCAGTAACAACATTTCGTTGTTCATCGATATCAAATTCAGTAGTGTCACCTTTTAATTTTTTATATGCTTTTTCATTTTCACCAATTAAATAATTATAAGACGTTCTTGTATAATAAGAATATGCTTTACCTGATTCTGGTTTAAATTTATTTAACCTTTCAGTTAAATGTGTTACTAAATCGGTTTGTAAATCCTGAAATGACGAATCAATATATGTAGGTTTAACTGTATTAATAAGATTTTCTGCCATTTTCATAAATGGTGGATATATAAATCTACGATATATTCGTTCTCGTAAAACCGGATTATCTGCTATACGATTATATGAAATAATAGCTAGTTCTGTTATTTTAGTAAAATATATATTACTCTTCTTTGCCTTCTTCGCCATCAAATTGTATTTTAAGAGTTGTAATTACTTGGTTTAATAATTCAAATGTAGTTCCAGCTTCATCATCTTTTTCAAATGCGCCTAGGCGATCTATTTCTTGCATTTTTTCATAAGCATCGACAATGTTACCATACATGAATTCATTAGTTAATTCTAATTCTTCAATGTATTCCTGAGCATCTGATAATGCACCAGCTATACTCCATGCTCTGAATGTTAAATACGTTGCTGCCGCAGTTAACAATAGTATTAATATTATTGCTCCAATCATAATTATTCTACATTAAATGCACTAAATATATCAGCGATCGCAGTTCCAACATCTGGATTATTTTCTGATAAATTTTTCAATGCGTTAGTTTTTTGTACTTTACTTTTATCTGCAACTGGGGTTGAAATTTTACCATTTCTCCAACGCTCATATTCTATAGTAGAAGCCATATGATCTGCATGGTGTAAAATAATTGGCAAATTTGTTTTTAATTTTGCTTGAGCTGATCTAGCAACAAAATATGGCTTATTTGCATCATCATACATTCCATCATGAATTTTGATTGCTTGATATTCATTCCAAGAAACTTTAACTCCATATTCTTGCAACAACCATATAGATAAATCAGGTACCATTGCAAATGGGATATTTGAATTTGTCTTATAAAGTTTACCTTGATTTTTACGATGCCAATCTGATGTTTCTATTTGATATACTT